CGCCCAGGGTTCCGGCTGCTCGGCCGGCGAGTCCGCTGGCGGTGCCGAATTCGAGGTAGTTGTCGGCCATGAACGAGGCTTTCAACAGCATCTCGTTGAGTTCGTCGTCCTGGTCGAGTGCCGAGGAGTCGCCGCTGCGGAGGTTGAGGGTGTCCATGAACGTCGGGTGGGCGCGGAACGCGTTGACGAAGACGTAGGGGATCGCGAGCACGGCTCACCTCTTCCTGGTGCGGATGGCGCTGCGGTTGCGTTGCGTGCGGTGGCGGATTGTGGGCCGGACGCGGTGGTGTTGCAGCCCGAAGTGGGTGCGGAACCGTTTCGAGTGCCCGTGCCGACTGCCGCTGTTGCGCGCGCGGTGCGTGGCGCTGGCGAGACGGCGGGTGGTCGCCGGGCGTTTGGTCGCGGCCGTCTTCCGCTTCACCGTGGTGGCCCGCTTGGCGTGCGTCGCGGTGACGTGCTTGACGGCGGCCTTCTTAGCGACGTGCCGCGCTGCCCGAGTCTTCGTACTATGGCGTTTCGCATGCGAGCCCTTATGCGGATGCTTCTTTCCGCGCCGGGCCGCGTCCGCCTTCGCCGAGATCTTGTGGGACTTCCGCTTCTTCCCCTTCAGGGATGCGGAGATCTTCTTCCGGGTGGCCGTCGAGAGCTTCTTCCCCTTGCCGCTCTTCCACGCCACGCCAGCCTCCTACGGTGTGACGACAACGGCCTGCCAGTGATCCGGGTGGAAGTAGGCGATCTGCTTGGCTGTCACGTCCTTCTCGTCCTTGTTGAGGATCGCGAGGCCAGGCGATTCGTTGCCGGACTCCCAATCGACGGCGAAGTCGACGCCACCGGCTACGACCATCTGTCCGTCCGCGACGCTGACCGTGACGGTCATCGCGTCCAGGACCCGTGCAGGCAGCTCGCGGCTGCGGTGTCGTCTGGCCAGCCGGACGGCCAGCAGTCGCCGCACACGTCGCCGTCGGGCACGACCTCGTCGGGGGTCTTCCGCTTGCTGCCCGGCGCCGGAACCTCAAGCTTGGCCGGTTCAGTGGGCGTGGTTTCGTCAGCCATGACTTTCCCTTTCACACGTGCCACCGCAGCGGCCACAGTGGACAAAGAACGATCCGAAGCCGCAGGCGCACCGGTAGCCGCCAGCGCGGGTCGCGCCGCCGATGTTCGGCATGAACCCGCCGATGGACACCAGTTTCGCGGCGTCGGCCGGGTGCATCTCGTAGGCGCCGTCACGGGACTTGTACCGGCGACCGGTGACGCCGTCCACCTCGCGGACAGCACCATCCGGCGCACACACCTTGACGGTGTCCATCAGTGCACGCCCAAGGTTTGGAGGATGACGACCAGGACCCAGAAGGCGAGACCGATCGCAACAAAGTTCACCTTCGCGGCCGTCGCCGGGATCGCGGCCACGATGAACGCGACCAACGCCAGTATCAGGAACACCAGCTCGATCACTGCGACACCAGTCATGTCAGTTCACCGTGCCGAACAGGGTGCTGCCCGTCACATTATGCGTGCAGTTCGCGCCCGTGAGTACCGCTGCCAGGGACGCGGCCACGGTCGCTTCGTCGCCTGGCTTCACCAAGACGTCCACGCCGGTCGGGGATACGGACAGCGCGGCCTGTTGCACAGCAGCCCCGCCCGCGCTCGCGGTCGGCGGCCCGATCGTGGCGCCGGCAATACCGCCGTAGTAGGTCTGCACCGCGGCGACAACGGCGAGCTGGCCCGCGTTGGTCAAGGTGTCGCCGAAGCTGCGGACGTGCACCTGGCCGGTGCGACTGGAGAGCTGGAATCCGGCACCCAGCGTCTTGGGTGCGGTGTGGATGGTGCCCATTGCCTGCCTCTTTTCTCGTGGCGGTGGCCGGATTCGAACCAGCGACCTCTCGATGATGTGTTTCGAGCGCGCTACCGGGCTGCGCCACACCGCGCGAAGCCGGGGCGCCTGCGCGAGGCGCCCCGGCCGTCTATCACGGCCTACTGGATGCCGGTGAGGATTCCGTTCCACTTCGGCGCGTAGTTGACCATCGTGCCGAGCGTGTAAGTGGACTGGTCGAACGTGAACTGGATCTGCGTCCAGTCCACGGACATGTAGTCCTGGACCATGACCATCTGGGTCGTTTCGCCGACCTCGCTGTCCGGGATGGGCAGCGTCTTCGAGCGGACGAACGCGGTACCGGCCGGCATGTACGGGTGCACACGCAGGTCCAGCATCTTCCCTTCGGGGCTGGCGTGGTTCACGATGCCAGCGACCATCTGGCCAAGTACCTTGCCGCCACCCGAGTCGGTGAGCGTGATCCGGTAGTTCGAACTGCCGGACGCAATGAGCTGGTTGCCCAGCTCATTGCGCACGCTCGCGGTCGTCCAAATCTCGTCGGGGTCGGCGTAGACGAGATTCCACATCGCCAGGAACGTGTTCTGGAAATCAGCGCCCGGCGTGGCATTCAGGGCGCCGTTGACGCGGGTGATCGTGCCGCCGTTGGCGGGGTTGAGCGCCGAGGTGAGGAGACCGTCGAACGCGTTTGGGTCACCCGAGGTGTCGGCGCCCGGCATCGCAGCGCCGCCAGTGACGTAGGAGGACAGCACGATCACGTTGCCGGAGAAGGTGCCCTGGAAGGTTTCCGTGCCGGTCGAGGTCGACGCGTACACGTTGTAGACACCCGTCGAGCCGGCTGGCTCGGTCAGGGTGATGGTCAGCTTCTGGCCGAGGGTGACGGCGGTACCGGCGACCTCGTTGGACACCACGGATTCGCCGAACCCGGCCTTGGTGGTGACCTTCACAAAGTAGGTTGCGGCCGGGATGGTGCCACCCGTACCGCCAGCGACGACAGTGGAAACAGTCGGTGCGCCGGCCGTGCCCGCGTACGGCGAGGCGGTGCCACGGCCGTACAGCATGGCCTTCTCTTCACCGAGCAGGTGCGCCCACAGGAGAGCAGTCTGGCTCAACTGTCGGACATCCTCGAAACCGAGCGACGTGAAGTACGCCTTGGTGTTGACCTGGTCGCTGAAGGACATTTCCTCGTAGGGAACGGTCTGCTGATCGGCCGAGTACGCGATCTTCTGGCCACGTCGCAGGGCGAGCGAACCGAAACTGGTCTGGACGGTCTCCGAGTTCATGAACGGGGACAGATCCGGGACACCGCCGACACCCGCGTTGGTGAAGCCGAGGATCCGCTTGTACTGGCGGCCGGTACCAACACCCTTCGTGCGCGAGATCTCGTTGCGCAACGGGGTCATCCTGGGCACCAACAGCTTCGCTGGCGCTTCCAGGTCGTAAGGCACCAACTGCACACCAGACGGACCCGCGAAGGTCCAGTCCTTCTGCAAGTCGGCAGTGGCCGACTTCACGGCCTCCAGCTCGGACGCCAGGGACGCGGCCGACTCCGGTGACAGCGACTTCGTGATCGTGGCAACGTGATCAGCCAGCGAACCGGCCGCACCGACGCCTTTGGCGATCGCGCCCTTGCCAGCCCAGCGGTCCTTGCCAGCTTCCTGACGCTGGATGGCTCCGGTGAGCTTGGCCTTGTAGTCCTCGAATCGTTCACCGCGTTCTGCCGGGGTCTGGCAGTCGGTGAACATGTCCGCGACAACGGTCATGATTCACTTCCGTTCTGCGCGAGCTTCTTCAGCTCAGCGCGGTAGTAGGCCCGCAGGTCAGGGTCTGCGACCTGGGATGCCAACTGCTGGAATCGCGCGCTCTTCTCGGCGCGGACCGCAGCGTCGGCGTTGCCAGTACTCATGTGGGTAATGGCGGGGCCTCCCGGAACGGGTGTCGCCTTGACCTTCGCGAGTTCGGCCTCCAGCGCCTTGACGCGCTCATCGGAGTCCTTCGTCGCCTCTGCCACTGCGGCCTTGACCAGTTCGGTCAGCTTTTCCGGCACCGCGAGGGTGCCGGCAGTCTCTGCGGCCTTGCCGGTATCCGACTCGGCCGTCTTCGTGGTGTCGGTGGTGACCTCAGTCTTCGTGTCGCCCATTGCCTTCTCCTGTTCAGGTTGGGCGGCCAACCAGAGGGCCACCTCGTTGCCCAAATCGCCGGTATACGGCGATGCGGTTTCTCCCTGCCACGCCTCGTCTTCCCACCAACTCATGAGGGTCCACAGAGACGAGAACAGTTGCTCGATGTCACACAACTCCGGTTCGCCGTCACACAGCTCCTGAAGTTCCGCGTTGATGCAGGCGACGAGACCGTCCCGAATGGACCCGATCATCGCCGGATCGTGCTGTGCGGTCTTGACCAGATCGGCCGGCAGGAGTTCGGCCCGCTTCAGACGCTGCGCCTCGCCGACGATGTGCGCGATGGTCGCCGCACGGTCCTGCGTGCGCGGCTTCAGTTCCTTCACCAGACCGGCGATGCTCTCCGGAGTGCCGGGATACCGCGGTGCCGCCTTCTCCACCGGCTCGGCATCGGCGGCCGCCCGGATCGCAATCGGGTCACCGGATTTGTCGGCGTTCTCGGGATGCTCAGCGATCTCCTCGACCTTCACCAGCATCCGGGCGGTGTCGACGACCGCGGCCTTCTGGACAGCCGGACTCGCCGCTTTGGCCAGGGACAGGGTCGCGACGGGGTTGCAGGGCCGGTCGACCAGGCTGATCTCGACGATGGAGCCGCCGACGATCCGGCCGCCTGGTGCGGCCTTGTCGCGGATGACGCGCGGGTCGCGGATGCCGATCGAGTAACCCCGGTAGGTTTTCGTCTCGACCTTGTGTGCGGCGACCGGGTCGGTGACGAGGCTGGTGAGTTTCCACTTGCCGTCGTCGTCGGCCAGGTCGGTTCCGGTGCCCGCCGCGATGTTGCCGTGCTGTTCGCGGACGTTGCCCCACTTGAACCACTCCGGCATGGCCGTCTTCAGCCAGTCCGGGTCGCACACTTGCTGGTCGAGGTCCAGATCGGATGATGTGGCGATGCCTTCGACGACGAGGTCCCCGTCGTCGTTGCGGTAGCTCTTGGCGATTTCCGCCGCATAGACATGAGTCGTCTTCGACACGGGCCACCTTCTTCGGTGTCAGCCCGTGGTCCGGGCAGGATTACTGCGTGAGGTCGGCCAGCGAGGTGACCGCTGGCATGAGGGCGCATCGGCACAGTGGATGCGCGGGCGGCCCGGCGTCACCGGAGTCGAACACTTGGCCGAGACCGATGGGGCCTTGGTCTTCGTTGCCGCCGCAGATCGGGCACACCCGTTCGTCTTCGGCGGTCGCCCACTCCGAGGCGTCGACGTTCAGATCCCGGTAGCGGTCCAGGGTCGCGGCCGACACGGCGCGGGTCGTCTCGGTTTGTGCGACCATCGACGCCCACTGTGGATCTTCGAGCAGCGCCGCGATCTCCTTGTCCAACGCCGACGGTGAGAGTCCTTGGTCGAGGCCGTCAGCGAGGATCTTGGCGAGGTCGTCGAGGCGGTTCGCGTTGATGGACTTGATCGTGACGCCGGCCGAGTTGATCAGGTTCTGCAACCCGCCGCTCGCGCCCGCGTCGTCAATCAACTGCTGTGCCGCCGCCACATCGCCCGGTGTCCATGCACCCCAGTCGACGGGGCTGGCCGAGGCGAGCGACGCGGCCGACACGTCGCCGACCGCGTAGCCCTCGGTGTAGATCATCGCCATGAGGTCGTCGAGGACCACCGTGAAATCGATGCCCTGGCCGGATAGCCACGCACTCGCGTCGGTGGTGTCGACTGACTTGCGGGCGGTGAGCCACGCGTCAGCGAGTACGCGGGTCTGGACGGCGCCAGTCATACCCTGGGATAGCAGCGGCGAGTAGTGCGTCACCAGCTTCAGGTCCTTCGCCCAGCCCGGCCACGTCCGGGCTCCCGCTTTTGGGTCAACGTCACCGGCCTTCGTCAGCACAGCGATCTCGCCGGGCGTGTGGTGATGCCATTCGAACGCCCGCGACCGGCCCTTGGACGCCCATTTCCGGTACGCCTTCGCCTGAGCGTCCTTCGGGGACTGGCCGGCCGCCGGTTTCGCGGGCGGCTCGGTCGTGGCGTCCGGTTCGCCCTCGTCCTCTTCGACCTGGTCGCTGATGGACGCGCTGGCGCCGCCTTCCTGCAATGCCTTCCCCGGTTCGATCGCGGCACCCCCGGGCACACCCTCGGATGCGCCTTCGAGGAACAGGATGCCGCGCGTCATCACGATCATCGGCATGTCGGCTTCCGCGAACGGATACCGTTCCAGGCCCAACCGGTCGCGCCGGTCGTTGACGGTGATGACACCTTCCTTCATCCTCTGCGACTCCAGGGCGTCGGCCGCTGCCTCGTCCTCGTCGTCCAGGCCCAGGAAGTAGAACTCGATCTCGGCCGGGGTTCCGAGATACCGGTGCGACAAACGCGTGATGAGGCCCTGAATGTCCTTGATGATCGGCAGCGTCTTGCGTTGCTGGACGTCTTCTTGGCCCTCGTGATAGCCACTGCTACCGAGGCCGCCGCCGGACTCGGTGAACCCGAGCTCGGTCAGCACCGTGTCGAAATGGCTGATCGCCAACTGGAGCAGGTGAATGTCGTATTCGGGCTTGTACTTCTCGCCGATGTCCCCACGCTCGGACGGCGTGATACCGGGCGGCAGGAACCGGGCCTTCATCCGCTCCTCGGTATTACCGGACAGCAGATCATTGTAGAAGCGCTCCAGGTCGGCCACCTGCTGCGGTTTCAGTCCACTGTCCGGCGACACCTCGAACGTCCCGGCCGGCATCGCACCGACCGTGTATTCGGCCTTCATCCACTGGTGCCGTTTCAGGTACAGGTCCCCGTCGTCGAGGGCCTGCTCAACGGGTGAGTACCCGTACGGGGTGTGGGTGCGGATCACGCGCCGCTTGTAGATCAGGTCGTCGGCCGCCATCGCACCCGGCATCAGGCCCTGATCGTCCACGGTGGCCTGGAACTCGCCACGCGGGAAACCCCACAGGATCTGCTGATACGCCGGCAGCGGCGCACGCGGCCTGCCGCCGCGCTCATCACGCAACGGCTTAATCGTCGTACCGTCCAGCACCTCGAGCGAATCGAGCTGGCCGCCGTAGGTCAATCGGGGGTAGATGGCGAGCGCGTCGAGGACATAGACCTCCTCGAGCATGAGGCCCAGCCACTCGCTGAACTCGTAGTCTTGGCCTTTGTCGGGGACGGCCCACCATGCTTTGGCGCGGGCGATCTCGTCGCCGAGGTTCTGGTGCAGGCTCCGTTCCAGCTGCGCACGCGGCGTGCCGCCGGATGCGCGCTCGGCGGCGGCGACCGCGCCAGGGCTGATCCGGAATCCCCAGTCCAAGCCTTGCATGTGGTTTTTGCGGATCTCGATGCAACGCCGGAACAGGGTGATGCGGTCGGCGGCTTCGCGGAGCATGAACCACGGCAGGTGCCGGTGGGATGATCCGGGAAGGTTCCAGCCGACGGGGACTTCGTAGAGGCGCGGTTCTGGTCGGCCGGTGTCGGTGCGGGGCCGGTTGATCGCGGATGGCGGGATCGGCTGCGACGGCGCGAATGGGACGATGGCCCACGCCGGGTCACGCTGCATCGGCGCCGAGGTGCCGACGTTCGCGGTGGCCGTCGGCTGGGTCATCGAGGTGACGTTGTCCACTGCGGACCGTGCACCCTGGCGGGCGGTGGGGATCTGAGCCTTGTTCCGGCGACGGCGCTTACTCATGGTCCCCCTTTCCGGTCACGTGCGCGGCTGCTTGCGGGCCTCGATGTATTCCTGGTACCACCCGACGGCATCGGA